GCGGATCTTTTCAAGGGTTTCCTGCAGCGCACCCGTGAGCTCTCCCCTGTGGAGCTCCGTGGTTCGGCGCCCGCGATGGACACGAGCACGTACGATGCGGCGCGGTCTGCTGTGCAGGGCGCGGCGGCGGATCCTTTGGAGGCGGCGCGTCAGATCCGCGATTCGCTGGTCGATTACGTGAAGCAGGGTGTGGCCACTCCTGCAAGCACGGCGCAGTTCATTGGTGAGAACGTCAATCCGTTCCCGAGCGCGCGCGTGCCGAAGCCCGGCCCGGTGCTGGGCGTGATCAAAGAAAAGGGTGGCAACTGGATCCGCGCCCCACGCCACGAAAATCTTCTTGTGGAGGCAGCCGCGCTTGAGTCGGCAAAGGATCTTAAAGGTAATGCGGACAGCGCTAATATTCAGCACCAGTATGAGACGCGGCTTGAAGCCTTGGGGGTTCCAAAGGAAACCGCCCCTATCATGGCCCCGCTGTATAACGAATCTCCGGAGGGCGCTGTTCGTTTTCTGACCAAGCAGCATGAGATAGATAGGTTGTTGATTGAGGACGCGGTTTCCAAACTTTTTAAGGGATATCCAATCAGGCCTCAACAGGCTTATACCCCACCCTCCCCAAACATTGTACAAGACTGGGCAAACAAGCGTCTTGTTTCGTATATGAAATCGGAGATGGGCACCAAAGAGGATCCGCTCAGGGCGTTGGCGGAGAAGAACATCACGCATTGGCCTATTGACACCAAAGACCAGGTAATCCTCAAAAATCTCGGGAAGCGTTCCGCTCTTGAGGATTTGCGTAATCCCTTGTTTGATAGAAAACCTACGGGAGATGCACCCCTTGCATTGGCTTGGGACAGGGCAGCGGATAACTCAATCCACCCAGGCTCGGTAAAGGAAGTTTTCAGCCGAGCAGCACGACTTGAGCTAGAAGATCCGGAGCAGGTGACTCGTGCTCTTGTGGGACAGAACGCGATTGATCTCGACCAGAGCAGCCGGTCGCACATTCCTCGCGTTTATTCCGTAAGAAAAGTCTACCCTGGAGCCTTTGATGATGCATTGGAGCCACAGTTCGAGCACCTCATTGACGAGCTCACAAGTTCGGTAGATCCCAACTCCAACCTTCCGCCGCATTTGAAATTGAAGCCGGAACAGCTCAAGGGGCTTTCCGTTCCTGATGCCGTGAAGTTGGTCCACAAGATCAACAAGTGGCGCAGGGAGGAGTCCAAGCGGGCAAATATGGAGAAGGCGGATAATCCGGCGACGTTCCTGTACAAGGAGTACCCGGAGCAGGGCTATAAGTGGGTGCGTCTGGGCAATCCGGATCGCAACGATCCGCGGGTGCTTGCCAATCCCGATAAGGACTTCTTGAAGGAGGCCTACGATTACGAAGGCAGCATGATGGGCCATTGTGTCGGCTCGTACTGCGAAGATGCCCGAGCAGGCCGAAGTGAGAATTTTTCTTTGAGGGATTCTGAAGGGGGGTCGCACGTGACGCTGGAGGCGGTTCCTTCTGGTGTAGCCGGAATAAAACCGTTCGAAATTGTTCCTGTGAACATCGTCACAGGAAAACCTCTTGAAGGCCTTGATCCTACTCTTAGCGGCAAAACAATCAAGCAGATCAAGGGAAAAGCAAATGCTTCCCCCGTGGATCGTTATCTTTGGATGGCAAGGGACTTCGTGAACTCAAGCCTGATCTATGACCTGGATCCCTATGCGGCTCACGACATTCGCGTAACCCAATCCCCGTTGTTCAAGAGGCACGTGCTTAGGGACAGCGCCGGAAGAGAAAATCCCATCAAACCTGATCCGGAAGACGTGCTTGTTTATAACGCTCTTGTGCCCGGTGGCATGGTTTCCGCAAAAAAGGATCAGGTTGCAAGGGCATTTGAGCCCAAAGTCGCCGATGCTGTAAGAGCAGATCAAGCGGTTTATGATGCTGTCAAAGACGCGCTGCGCGCTCCTTTTGGTAGCTGGGAATTTGATGATCGCATCAGAAAACTGCTAGATACCCAAAAGAGCTCTGACTGGGCAGGCTACTCCATCCCCTATTCCGCGCGCACGCTTGAGAAAGAAAACCGCGAACAGTTTTTTTCCGGCAACGCGGACCTAGATCCGAACACCACGTATGGCGATCGTTTCAAAGCCATGAGACGTTCGATGTTGAACTATACGGCCGGAATGTCGATGATCGACGATCCCAACCCAAAACGGTACATCCCATACGAAGACCTCCAATGGGCGGTGTTGCGGACCATCTCAAAAAACCCCGCGCTGATGCCGTACATCAACGATGCGATCGAGTGGATGAAGAAGGATGCCCAGGCCCAGCCACCAAGCCCGCAGGGCTTTGCCGAGGGCGGCGAGGTCCGTGCCGACGAGCAGAAGAGTCCGATGGCGTCCCAGGTGGGCGGCCTTCGGGAGCTGCTGGAGGGCATGAACGAGGATGCGCAGCGGATGGAGGCGCGTCGCAAGCCTCGCAGCAACCGTCAGGTCGAGGAAGACCGGCGCGGTCAGGAACTTGGCCGTGGCACGTTGTTCTCGGGCAGTCTGATGCAGCCGACGCTCGCGACCGAGGGGCCGTTGATGGTGCAGCGCTTCGCCGAGGGTGGAGCGGTGAACAGCCCGGTCGAGGCGGCCCGCCAGATCCGTGATTCGTTGGTCGAGTATGCGCGGCAGGGCGTGCCCTCGGCACTCAGCACCGACCGCTTCATCGCATCGCGCGCTCGCGCGAAATCGTAACCCAGGAGTTCCAATGCCTCGTTCAAGCAAGCCCGGCCTGTACGCCAACATTCACGCCAAGCGCGAGCGCATCGCTGCGGGCAGCGGGGAGCGCATGCGCCGCCCCGGTGCCAAGGGTGCGCCGACCGCGGCGGCCTTCCGCAAGAGCGCCCGCACTGCCAAGCCCCGAAACAGGTAGTAGCGTTCCTGCAACGAACCGACTAGGATCTCAACATGCCAATTGACAAAGCGCTTAACCAGGCACCCGATGCTGGCATCGTGGTGATCGCCGAGGAGGCTGCTCCGCTTCCTGATATCGAGATCGTCCTGGAGGACGATGGCAGCGCCGTAGTCAGTCTGGAGCCCGAATCGGGCCCGGAGATTGGCTTCTACGACAACCTTGTAGAGGTCCTGCCCCCTGAGACCCTGGTCCGTGTCGCGCTGGACGTGAGCGCGATGTTCGAAGCGGACAAGGCCTCGCGCTCGGATTGGGAGCAGACCTATGCCAAGGGGTTGGATTTGCTTGGTTTGCGCATGGAAGAGCGCACCAAACCCTTTCGTGGTGCCGCGGGCGCGAGCCATCCGATGCTCCAGGAGGCGGTGATCCAGTTCCAGTCGCAGGCGTTGAAGGAGCTGATGCCTGCTGGGGGCCCGGTTCGGACCCAAGTCCTGGGCAAGGAGACGGTGGACAAGTTCCAGCAAGCCGCTCGGGTCCAGGATTTCATGAATTATCAGGTCACGACGGTGATGGAGGAGTACACACCGGAGTTCGACCAGCTGCTGTACTACACCGGCTACGGCGGATCGTCCTTCAAGAAGGTCTACTACGACCAAGATCTGGGTCGGATGGTCTCAAAACTGTGCCTGGCGGAGGATGTTTACCTTCCGTACAACGGCTCCAGCGTCATTTCCCAGTGCAAGCGGGTCACGCATCGCATCGCGATGGACGCAAACGACTTCCGCAAGCGCGTTTTCTCTGGCGAATACATCGATGCGGGGCTGAATTTTGATTCGGCATCCATGGATCAGGGTCAGATACAGGCCGCGGTGGACAAAATCGTCGGTGTGCAGCCCACAGATCACCTTGAAGAGGTGTTTTTGCTGGAAATGCTGGTCGATTTGGACCTTCCGGGCTTCGAAGATGTCGATGAAGACGGCAATCCGACCGGAATCAAGCTCCCGTATGTCGTCACGATCGCCGAGGACTCGTTCAAGGTCGTCGGGATCCGCCGAAACTGGCGAAAAGACGACGAAAAGAAGCGCCGGCGCAACTATTTCGTGCACTACGTGCTTGTCGAGGGCCCGGGCGCGTACGGTTTGGGCTTCGTGCACCTCATTGGTGGCCTGTCGAAGGCCGCAACGAGCGCTCTGCGCCAACTTTTGGACTCCGGAACGCTCGCGAACCTGCCCGGCGGCTTCAAGGCCCGTGGTGCGCGGATCGCGGACGACAACACGCCGATCCAGCCGGGCGAATGGCGCGATATTGACGCGGGCGGGGCCGAGTTGTCGGCCTCGCTGATGCCGTTGCCCTACAAGGAGCCGAGTCAGGTGCTGTTTGCGCTGCTTGGGTTCCTTGTGGATGCCGGCAAGCGCCTGTCGAGCACCGCGGACATGCAGGTGGGCGATGGTAACCAGTACGCGCAGGTCGGAACGACGCTCGCGCTGCTGGAGCGCGGGTCGATGGTCATGTCGTCGATCCACAAGCGCCTGCACTACGCTCAGAGCCTGGAGTTCCGGCTGCTGTTTGAGGGGTTCGGGGAGTTCATGCCCGACGAGTACCCCTATGACGTGCCGGGCGCGAGCCGTCGCATCAAGCGCTCGGACTTCAGCAACATGGTCTCGGTGCAGCCGGTTGCGGATCCCAACATTTTCAGCACCGCGCAGCGTATCCAGCTCGCTCAGATGCAGCTGCAGATGGCCCAGACGGCCCCGCAGATGCACAATATGTACGAGGCCTACTACCGGGTCTACTCGGCGCTGAACATCCGTGACATCGACGGGATCCTGCTGCCGCAGAACAACCAGATGCCGAAGGATCCGGCGACCGAGAACGCCTCGGTGCTGAATGGCATGAAGTTGAAGGCGTTCGCGGGCCAGCAGCACGATGCGCACATGCTGGCGCACTTGGTGATGGGGCTTTCGCCCACGGTGCAGTCGAATCCGCTTGCGGCGATGGAGCTGCAGCAGCACATTTATGATCATGTGCGGCTCAAGGCCGAGGAAGATGTCGCCGCGGAGCTCTTCATGCAGTACGGCGCGGATCCGGATCGGATGATCTCGGACATCCAGCGCGAGGGCCTGATCGCGCTTCGGATCGCGGTCTACATCCAGGAGCTCAAGCAGATGCAGTCCTCCATCTCCGGCGAGGGCGGCGAGGATCCGGTGGTGGCTCTCAAGCAGCAGGAGATCGCGATGCGCGAGAAGCTCGGCATGGGCAAGCTGCAGCTGGATCAGGCGAAGCTGCAGCAGACAACCGCTTACAACAACGCCCGTCTGCAGTTGCAGATGCAGGCGCAGGCCAACAAGGGAGGACGACAGAATGCCGCTTAAGAAGGGCTCCAGCCAGAAGGTGATCAGCTCCAATATCGGAGAAATCGTGCGCTCGTACAAGAAGAAGGGCTCCATCGGGACGAGCAAGCCCAAGAGCAAGGCCGCTGCCGTGAAGCAGGCCGCGGCTATCGCGTACGAGAGCGCGGGCAAGTCCCGCAGGATGAAGGACGGTGGCGGCGTGGGCCGCGAGGTGTTCCGCCGGGATGGCCGGCGACCCACCAAGATCTACTGA